ACTGCCGCGATAATGACTATTGCAACGACGGTCTTTAAATACGGGGAATATTTTTTCCACATGGCTTCGGGTTCGTCCCAACCGAATACGCTTAACCCTTCGGAAATTCGTGCCTCGGCAAGGAAGTCATCACCATATGGAACTTTTAAGGTATCTTGCTCCACAGCTTCGTCCATCAAACGGCGCAACCATTTAGGTGGCGTTGCCGCCCACGTCCAAACGTCATCCTCTTCCCAACGGTTCACGAGCCGTGGTCCGCGGGAGCTTGGGCTCGGAACTTTGTCCGGTGCCGGGAAGTCTTCGCTTTTTACTTTATTATATATAGTTGATCTCGAAAGTTTAGTTATTTCACAAACTCTGTAGATGTCGATTAAGGCCATGTCTTTCTCCTAAACTGTTGTGGGTTTTTCTTTTCGGCGCACTTCCCATAAAATACAGGATTTGCCCCATTGCGTTATGCCCCGATTGCCGCTGTCTTTGACGCGCCTTTCGTTTGATAATTCAGACAAACGCGGTTGAACGGATACATACGGGCGTTCTAGCATTCTTGCCACTTGCTCAGTGCTAAGTGGTTTAGTTGCTTTTAGCAGCAATTTATAAACCTGTTCCCGTAAGGTAACCTTCTTACCTTGGCTATCTTCAGCGGCGGCACGACTTGTGTCCCTGTTCTGATAACCTACGCCTTCTTCAGTATATCCCATACCGTCTTCCTCTTTCAGTTAAAACGTGAGAGAAGTATACGACAGTATGGGATTAAGTCAAGACTTACTCTTAGGTTCCCATGTATCAACTTCGGCGTACCATTTGCCGGTCTTGCTTTCACAAACCTGCACGTTAATCCAATCGCCGGTTTGGCCCGCGAGCCATGTAGCGAGTTCTTCGCGTTTTATGCTCATGTTGCATTTTACCCAGTCGGGAGCATTATCGTTTGGTTTCTTAGCCATGAGACCGTTAACGAATATTTTCTGTGATTGTTCCATGTGTTCTCCTTTAAAAAAAGCCCCTAGCAGGGGGCAACCGAGCTAGAGGCTTAATTATCTTATCTACAGAGTTTGAGGCATGACCCTCAAGAGTAGTTATAAAGGCCCCGTATGCGATATGCAACACTTAATCGCATACATCTTTGGGGTATTCAGCATTTTTTATTTGATCGCTGATTGTTAAATTACATATGCCGCAGAACCTGACTAAAATTTCTTCAGTCTTTTCAGTTGTTTTTAGCGCCTGATCGCACTTTGGGCAGCGGTTTTTCATCAATCTTTTGTGAAATATGCCCGCTCCCTGTACCATCATCTGCTAATCCTTTTGTAGAATCCCTGTACCAATCGAACACGAGCCGAAGTTGGCCGCCGATTGTGCGTCCTTCGCTTTTTGACAGTTCTTTGATCTCTTCATAAACTTCCCGAGGGACGAGAATGCTTTTCCAACGTGTAGTATCCATTTTTATCTCCGATGCGCCTGCGCACATCTAAGATAATATAGGAGAATATACAAGAATGCAAGAAAAAACCCTTTTGTCGTTGTAGTATCATTCCTAGCCGGACAAAAGGGCAGTTGTTGCCGAGAGTGGTCGAGCAACCTATTTAGCTTCACCCCATGACGGTCCGATTTCAACATCACATTTACTCGGAACTTCAAGAGGTATTGCCGTCTCCATAATCCTAGCGATTTCTTGTGCCTCGTCAAGAGTTTTGACCGACATAGCAATCTCGTCGTGGATTTGCACCATTGGGATGTGCCCAGCTTTGTACAGGTTGACCATCGCTTGCTTTGTCATATCCGCCGCCGACGCTTGGATGAGCCTGTTCATCGCCTTATAAGTGAACGCCCGCTTTAGTCGCGTGGTTGGCCCGTAGGCGTCCACAGCCTCCTTGTACGGTAGTGCCTTGTTCATTGCGAACGTGTCAGGTTCCCAAAGCTCGAACCGCGCTTTACGGCCCGCCAGTGAGCGCAGAGAGCCGCCCGAAGATTTCTCGTTCAACCGGTTCATCACACCGCGCATCAATCCTTTAACGAACGGCACACGCTCATGGTACTGATGAACCAGTCCCTTCGCGTCTTCGACCGGGATGTCTAACTGTTCTGACAGTTTGTTAACGCCCATGCCGTACATCATACCAAGATTGATCGTCTTGGCTTGCTTTCTGGGAATGTTAGCCATCTCCGCGACCATTGTATGGAAGTCCGTAGACGGGTCTTCGTTGTACGCCTTAACAAAGTCCGCCGCACCGTCGAGCGGCACCCCACGGTTGCGCCCATAAACATGAGCGTAATGCACCAAGATGCGTGGTTCTTGTTGCGAGAAGTCAATGGCCGCCCACTGTTCGCCTTCTTCCGGGAGAAACAACGAACGGATCATAGGACCAAGCTCTGGGTCGCGGGCCGGGATTTGTTGTAAGTTAGGGTTGGACATAGAAATTCTGCCCGACACTGTACCACCATCGTCCGAGCGGATTTGGTTTATGTGCCCATGTATTCTGCCATCGGTCCGGCAGTGCTTCATAATGGAGTTGATAAATGTACCGGATGTCTTGTTTAGGTTCCGTGCTTCAACAACAAGTTTCGCGAGCGGATGTGGGTGTTCCGATAAGAACAGTTTCGTAAAGCTCGGGGCACCTTTCTCGGTCTGGGGGTAGTTGATGTCGAGTTTATCAAATGCTTTAGAAAGAGATTGCGCCGCCCAGATTTCTACATCGGTCCCGGCCACACGCTTAATTTCCTGCATCACACTTTTCTCGCGCTTGAGCAGGGCGTCCCGTGTTCTCTCGACGCGGTTCGTATCCACACGAACCCCTCGCCATGTCATATCAACAAGACAGGGCAGTAATTCTAACTCAAGGTTAGCAATAGGCCACAGGTCTTCGCGGCTAAGTTGTATAGAGAGATAGCTCCAAAGCTCTAGGGTTAGCTCGGCGTCAGCTTCAGCGTATGGGCCCACATACATCGCGGGCATCTTCCACATCTCGGCTTTGGGGTCGATCCCAAACTCACGAGCCGCCGCCGTTAATCCTTTTTCGGATTTTGTCTTGTTAAGAAGATCGTAGCATAAAGCGTTTAGGCTGTAGCTAAACCGGTTCTCGTCGAGCAGTGCTGCAACCAGCATGGTGTCAATTACCCGGCCATTCATCTGAAAGCCCATGGCTCTAATCCAGCCCAAGTCGTACTGGGCGTTGTGCATCACCTTATCGGCAGGGCACTCGAACACTTTCTTGAGCCACTTGTTAACGATTTTCTCGTCTAAGTTACCACCGCCAAGGTGACGAGTGGGCAGATAGCAAGACCAACCGTCTACTGCAACGGCATAGCCAATGACTTCGCCGTCCTTTGTAGGCCAACCGGGTCCGTTCTTTTTAAGGTTCGGGTCCCGTGTTTCCACGTCGATTGCGATTGTACGAGCGGACGTGATGTCGGGAAGCTCCAACGGCGGAACCCACTCACTTTTAGGGGCGAACATAGCCATTTGCAAATTTGCCATTAGTTTTTACTTCCTCAATAATTTTATTTACAGGGCGTCCGTCTTTTTCGACAAACTCTGCTCCCAATCCAGTGTAACCGGCTTTATCAATCCACGAGTCCTCATGGTCAATTGTCTCGACAAGACGACTGGTCTTTACCCAATCCATCATTAAAGCAACGTGGGCCGGGGTTAGAAACCCATGGCTCTTTAGTGCCCCGTTCATAATGATGTTCCAGCCGTCAGCAATACGCCCATGGTTTTCGTAAGCGTCACCATAATCCTTGGCGCGTTGGCCGTTAATCAGTTCTTTAGCTTTGTCTAATACTTCATCACGCTTCATTTTAATGCACCACTTGGTTAATGTGACCAGTTACAACGTAATCGTTTAACTCTTCATCCCACTCAAGAGTGAGGGCTGGCAGGTCTTCGTCCGAAGTATATCCCATACCGTCTTCCTCTTTGGTAGTTAACCACTTTGATCGAACACGGTAGGACTCGATGTCTGAAACAAACCCCTGCTCATCAATCGCTTCCATCATACCCTTGTACTGGGTCCATGTGACTTTCTTCATAATTCGTAGCTCCTTGACATATCTTCTGCATCGACAATGTATAAGTTTTCCTTGGTCCGTGTGATGCCGACGTAGAACACACGGTGGGTATCGTCTGGGTTAAGCCTCATTGCTTCGTCCGCTGCGGGACTAAGGTCCGTGAACAGTACAACGTTATCCGCTTCTCCGCCCTTTGACCCGTGGATCGTGGACGACGTAATCCGGGGGACGCCATTAAACTTCTCCCCTCGTCGTAACAAAGCCGTAACGTAGGCTCGGTCCGTCTCGGGTAGCTTGTCCATAGCCTCGGACCAGATCATGTCCTTTGTAGCAAGAAGTCCGTGGTTAACAAACAAGCCTTGAATGTTAACCATGTCCTCGTCTTCCATCCCCGGCAACTTTTTATAGCCCCGTTGGACGCGCTTGCCGATAGACATGAAGTTGTAAATCTTACGAACAACCTCGCCGGACACTTCTTTCCCCGCCCTTAATTGCTCCCAGCCGTTCACTGCGTCGGATATTTTCTCACTGATCGAACGGTGTCCACGGTGGGTAAACAGGTAACCCCCTGATTTTAAATCATTTGCTACGGGGCTCAACTGATAACCTGCTTGCGCTAGGATAAGCCAAGAGCCGTGCGACATGTCTAGGGAGTTTACGGAATTGATCCGGGTCACGTTGCCGGGATCACTCTTTGCCTCGTAGCTCTTGGGAAACCTGTTTGCAATTCTACGCACGACATTCTCTGCCAGTTTATGTACGGATTGCGGAACGCGGTAAGACTGCGAAAGTGTCTCTGACCCACCCGGCAAAGTAATGAACTGGTCTACGTCAGCCCCTGCCCAGCGGTAGATTGCTTGGTCATCATCTCCCGCCGCGTACATCCGGTCGGAGTTTTTATCTAGGATATGAGCAATGTCCCACTGAAGAGGGCTCAAGTCTTGTGCCTCGTCTAGGAAGCACAGGTCGAACTGCGGGCAATACTTATCGGACTGGCGGATAAACTCGGAGAGCATGTCAGTAAAATCGTACATACCCATCTTGTCTTTGTATTCGCGCAGGCAACTATCGACGTAGTTAACCGTGTTCCAATCCTGTTCGATATTGCTGATGTTGTATTGCTCGCGCAGTCCCACCTTCCGCAACCGTGCTAAGTTAATTAGCCCGAGGATAGGGTCACTTCCCGCCACCATGCTTGGGACATCTTCATCAAAGCTTGTGTTCTTGGAGCCGCCCAACACTACGTTAATGGCCGTCCCTAGCTCCCGGTAGTTAGACTCTTGCATAACTTGCTCTGGGCGGATGTCAGTCATTGTAAGCGCCAGAGAATGCAGCGTCCGGAAATAGGCTAGGTC